TCTGCAACTGCCCGATCCGCAAGTTCACACGCACGTTGTTCTAATGAACATGACGCAGCGTCCGGATGGTGAGTGGCGAGCGCTCGACAAATACCAGATCTTTCGACACAGCCAGCAAGGCACTAACGTCTATCGAGAGGAGATGCAGTATCGCGTTAAGCAATTGGGGTACGACATCAAAACCACCAGCGCGAAAGGCGAATGGGAATTAGCTGGATACGACCGCCTTCATATCCGTGCATTCTCGCAGCGTAAAGAACAAATCGAGCAGATTATCTCAGCGCACGGTTGGCATCCACACGCGGCGAACTTAGCATCGGTCATTGACCGTCGTGCGCGCGGAACCTTCGACATGAATTATCTTAAACAGCAATGGAAAGAACGCGACTTGCAGCTAGGAATTGGCCTCACGCCGACGCCCACATACGAGCATGACGGAAGCCCGAAAGTGGGATCTTTCGAGGACGATGATTATAAATATGGGCGTAGCCGAGAGTACGGGCAATCGCGCGGAATGGGACACTAACGCAACAAGGAGAACTGCTTTGAAAAAGAAAGAACCCGCAACCGTCCTACCCCGCGAACACGGCTGGTGGAATCTCGGCTGGCTCGACGGTCAACTCTTCTCCGTTCGCATCATTGCATGGCGCGTTGAACACACCACCGAACCCTGTCCCGAGCACGACGACGGGACAGTCGGCTGCGACGACGTTATCGGCATTTCGCCCGACGGCTTCTCTTCGATGGCCGATCTTTGGGTAGCCTTTCGTGATCCCTCGGGCCGCATTTTCTCGCACGCTTTGCATGCCTACGCCAGCGAAGACGAGTTGATTGCGGAGTTGCGGGCAGGCGACGAGATGGCGGCGCACGCAGAGAAGGAATTGCCGAACTGATGGTATCGCCAGACACTGTCGCGAAGCGCCTAGCGAAGCGGAAAAAGATAGAAGATGCCGTTCGTAAGCTCGTAGAGGACTCAACGCCGGAAGAGCGCTGCCACCATCTAATCCTCTACGAGTATCTGCACGCTTCGGGGATTCGGATTACGATGATTGACGCGCACATTCGTGAGATGCTGGCGAAGCTGGTGCCAGAAGGGAAATGAAAAGGCCCAGCGTGATTGCTGAGCCTTCGGTTAGTTCGCAATGTGTTTTTATCCGACCAACAGACGCCAACGACACAACTAAAACAACAAAGCCGCCGACTGCATACCACGGTGAGAAGGGCATCCAGGGCGCGGGACCCAGCACTCCGCAACCGGGGCAAATAGTTGCGCCTATCGCGACTTCTCTGCCGCATTTTCTACATGGTTTCAGATTCGTTTTCACGTGGTTTCCTTGGTTCGGTTAGTAGCGTTGGCTTCGACAAGGCGCCACTTCTTAGGCGGCATGAGGCCGATGGTTCGATCTCTCAACTCGTAATGGAGCCAGCCGCTAGACTGAATGGTGGCTTGCGTGGTGCGGCACCATTCGCCGCCGAGATAGACTTCAAACTTGGGCTTTGTCGTTCTCATTCTGTTCCCTTTCGCTGGCTGGCAGGCTTGGGTTGGATTATTCATGCTGCTTTGAAATCGGGCGTAGAGGGAGCCCGCTTGTTCTCGCACTAAAGGTATTGCCATTTATTCTGTTCCCTTTCGAGGGCTAGTAGCGTTGAGGACCTTAACGGCCCGTTCGAGTAGTTCACAAATCGTGGCGTTTAGGCTGGCGTTACGTGAAAGTGCAAGTTGTCCCAGCTCTACTCGCAGCTCTGGCGACATTCTTATCTGAACGTTCATAATGCTTTGTGCTTGCATAACTGCATACTTGCACACACTGACGACGTTTGTCAACCACCCACCTGTCTATTGGGCCGACACCGCGCCCGTGCTACGGTAAGGGGCGGCGGCTTTTATTATGGATACTGAAGTTAAACGCCCAAGAGGCAGACCGCGATGGGAACCCCCCGATCTAGCGCAAGTAAGGACGCTTGCTGGGCGGGGGCTGACCCAAGAGAAAATCGCTAGTGTGCTTGATATTTCTCTTACGACTCTCTATCAACGGAAACGTGATTATGCGCATTTTGCGGAAGCCTTACAAAAAGGAAAAGCCGAGATTGAATCTCTAGTATCAGACCGTTTAGTTCAAGACGCCTTGGCCGGTTCATTCCCTGACAAAGCTTTCTTTCTCGAACGGCGGTGCGGCTGGACGAAGCCCTCCGAGTCCGAAACCCCGAGCCAAACGATACGCCAAGCTGGTCTATCCTCCGACCTCGTCTCGTTGCTCCGCCAGACCCTGCTCAATCAATTGCAAGCGGCGCAACCGACCGACGAGCGCTCTATCGAGGTTCAGCCAGTGCGCCGCGAGCCGCTGACCATTAATGATAAGCGCGCGGAGCTGCTGGGAGGACGCAATGGTAAACACAACGACTGATGATACGGTCCAACGCCTGCGGGACCGCAATGCGCGCATCGTTGCGCGATTCATGCGCAGAGATTCCTTGGAACAAATGGCGTCTGACTATGGAATGTCGAAGCTTCAGATTGAAGACGTGATCCGCCAGGTACTACTTACGAAGGTCCGATATGCGGCAGAATATCTTTAGCGTTGCGGGGGCCATGCCGATATCCACATAAGGGTATCGATAGGCGAGCTGATGGCACTAGCAACGACTCGGACTCCTAACATCCGCGACCCCGCCCGCGAACAAGCTCAATTCTGATCGTAAATCGAACACGCCATCTTCCACTGGACATGCCAAGCGCTTGAGTGTACGATGCGCTCATGGATCAAGATCGACTAGCCAAAGAGTGCTTTGAAAGTGCGCCGGGGCGCATTCCCGATTCCCGCGATGTCATCGACGGCGAGCAATACGCGACGATGAAATGCGGTTGCGAGGCTGTCGTTATGAGGTGCAACAATTCGCCGATAGGTGAGACGCCCGAGATTGTAGAAGTCCTCGGATGGACGGGCTGCGATATCCATCAATACGACGAAGATGGTGAATTGATTGGCCACTCCGACTAAACTAAAAAACCCCGCCGCCATCGCCCTCGGGCGGCTCGGCGGGAAGGTTAAGTCGCCGCGTAAGGCCGAAACGGCGCGGGCCAACGGACGTAAGAATGCCGCCAAAGCCAAGCCCTAAGCTCGTCCAGTTACCGCCTATTCCTCAACCGAGCCCATCCTTGGGCAACATCCTGCTTGACTATCAGAAGCGCTTCCTTGCTGACGATCACCCTATCGTTGTCTGCGAAAAAAGTCGCCGAGTGGGAATAAGCTGGGCAGAAGCGGCGCGGGCAGTCCTTAATGCTGCGGGTCAAGATGGGGCTGATGTTTTCTATATGGTTTATAACTTCGAGGCGGCCCGTGCGTGGATTGACCACGACGTTAAAGAATGGGCGATTACTCTAAACGCGCAGGCACGCCAAGCTGGGCAGACACTTTGGGAGCAGGACGACGAGGCGCATGAGTCGGTCTACGCATACCATGTTGAATTTGCTTCGGGGCACAAAATCTATGGTCTAACTTCTCGCGCACGTTCTATCCGTTCGCGGGGCCGTCCTGGGGAGCTGGTCATTATCGACGAGGCCGCATTTCACGACCGCTTAGCTGACGTACTAAAAGCTGCTCTCGCTTTCACTCAGCTTGGTGGGCATGTGCATATCATCTCTACGCACAACGGCGCGACCTCGCCTTTTAATACTTTGGTTACAGATATCCGAGCTGGCCGAATGTCGCACAGCTACTCGCTGCATAGGGTCACAATTGACGATGCCTTAGCCGATGGATACTACCAGCGTGTGGCCGCGCCGCTTCGTCACGAAGAACCGACTTCTCAGAATGAAGCACAGTATCGTGCGGAGCTGTTCGCTACCTTTCGAGAGAATGCGGACGAAGAACTTCTCGTTATCCCATCCGAATCAGGCGGTGTCTTCCTCTCTGCCGCGCTAATCGAGCGCCAGATGCGCGAGGGCATCCCGGTACTTCGCGGCAAAGGCCCCACAGCGTTAGACCAAATCTGGCCGGGGCTGGATATGGCGCTGCGCACTTTGCATCCTCACCAAATGTCGATTTTTGGTGTTGACTTCGGTCGCAGCGGAGACCTAACGGTTATTTGGGTATTGCAGATTGAGCAGAACACGAAGCGGCGCACGGCGTTCGTTGTGGAGCTTCGCGACGTGGAGTACGAGAAGCAGAAAGAGATTCTGTTCACGATAGTAGACCGTCTGCGCGCCGGCACGCGCTTCATTGGCGGCGCGATGGACGCCTCGGGCAACGGCGCGTTTCTCGCAGAGGTTGCGGGGTTGCGCTACGGCGGTACGAAGGAGCGGCCAGGGCTGATTACGCCGGTCGTTATGAACATCGAGTGGTATCGCGAACAAATGCCGAAGTACAAGGCGGCCTTCGAGGACGACATGATAACGCTGCCAAAGGACGCCGATATACTGGCAGACCATCGGATGCTGCGCATGGAGAAGGGCGTTGCTCGCGTGCCAGAATCAAGGTCGAAGGAAACTAGCGGCGCCGGAATGCGCCACGGTGACTCAGCGATTGCTGGCGCGCTCGCGCTTTATGCCAGCTACCAAGGGCAGCGCCAGGAATACGCCTACATCACCCCCGGTAGTCAAATCCCCGTTGCTTATGATCCCCAGCGCCAGCGCGACTTAGAGGAAGACTATCGTGGCAGCGAACGGGCGTGGGGAAGTAGCGGGCGGAGGGGACACGGGCTACCAAAGCACGGCACGTTCTAGACTGCGAGTAAGTATTGACCAGTCTTGATGTGTAGTAGCCGATTACCTCGCGCAGAATTACAAGAAAGACACGACGGAACCACGTTTTCCTTAACGTGCAACCCTCCTTTACTCAAAGGGATAACGTGGTCTTGAGTCAGGCGTTTGAACTTTTTCTTACACCAATGGCAGCGATATTTGTGGCGTTCGCGGATGTCTGTCCATTCGGCGGCTGTCAGCGTTGCCTGTTCGGAACTTAACGCAGCCCTTCGGCGTGCGTTATCTCGTCTGTCTGATGCCCTACCAGCTTCGGTTGCTCGCATCGGATTCATCACTCCCTCCACTTCGCCTCCAAATCCTCGGGCCGAATCCGCCACAGTCCGCCCACCTTCCGCGCCTTAATCTCCTGACGTTTAATCCATCGTCGCATCGTACCCACCGACACGTCCGATTTCACGGCGGCCTCTTTCAACGATAGCCACCGCCCTTCCTCTCCTCTCGGCATAGCTCGCTCCCCGCTATAACGATTCGTCAATACATATCAACAATGTGCAATCTTCGTTCGCTCAGTTTACACGTGTTGTTTTCGCTGTTCAACATGAATCTGGACTCAAGGGACGTGCGGACGCCCGAAGAATGAACCAGATGAATCTTACTTAATGGCAGACCTGACACTCACCATAGTCGCCAGCAGTCGTCTCAAGGGCCACTTTGTGACGAGCCCCGAAGTGCGCCGCGTCATGCGTCGCGAGCTGAACTCGGCGATGTTGCTGTTGCGCAGCGCCATGAAGGAGAACATCAGCCGCCAGTTTACCCGCCGCACGGGCCTCCTGGAAAACATCGTCATGGAGCCAGTCGTTGAGACTGGTGGCGCGATGGAGGGCAAGGTCGGCTCGCCGGCACCCTACGCCCAGATTCACGAATTCGGCGGCACCGTCAACGCGAAGAACGTTGCGAACCTGACGATTCCGCTGCCCGCGATGCTGACTGGACGCGGTGTTTCACGTGGAACAGCGCGCGATGTCATCTCGTCTCCCGAAAGCTACGGGTTTAGTGGAACGTTCTCCGCACAAAACGTCATCTTCGGTAAACACGATGATGGCAGTTACCAGCCGCTGTTCGCGCTGAAGAAATCCGTTCGCATCCCCGAACGCCCCTATGCGCGGCCCGCGATGGAAGAAGTTGGGCCGATTTTTCAAGACCGGATGTATAACGCGATGGTGACGCTGTTTCAGGGGAAGGCGGCGGCGTGATCGACAGGCCCACAGATGACCAGTTACGAGTATGGCGCGATCCAAATTCGGCCGCGTTCATATCTGGACCCGATGACGATCAAGTCAACTCGATAGCCGCTGAATTACTCGACGCGCGACAACTTCTACGGCGACTTCGTCCCGAGTTTCTAGAAATGCTGAAAGCGATCCACGCTACCGAAAAGTGCTACAGCGAGCCAGGCAGCGTCAAAAGAGTGAGCGACTAGCGTGGACTCTTGGGTATACGCCGCATTCATTCTTGGACTTGCAGTCGGTTTTATTGGCGGATGGTCCTGCGGAATTGGATACCTGATCTATAAAAAGATGAACGCGGCCTCTGAGCATGAAGGCGAGTAAGTGAATTGCCTGGAAACGTCAAGTCGCCAGCCGACGAAAAAAAATGGGCGAGAGCTAACGCGGACATTGTTCTTTCTGATAGCCATCGCTCTCTATTCTACCAGAATTTAAAGGTGAGTAGCTAGTGTGCCGGGTGTCGTCAAAACTCCATCTGATGAGCGTAAATGGCAACGTGCTAAGAAGCTCGCTCGCAAATCATCGCCTCATCTCAAAGGGGATTCCTTCTACGCCCTGGTCATGCACATTTTTGGCCGCATGCGCGAGGCGGCAGCAGTCAGACGGCTCATCTCACGTTTCGCCGAAGGCAGCGGCACAAGCAGCTATGCTTGGACCGATCCAAAGGGTGGAAAACACTTGCCGATAGGCGACGCAGCGCACGTCCGCAACGCGCTTGCTCGATTCGGGCAGACTCACTTCACGTCTGAAGGCGCGGCCAAGTCCGCGTGGAGCAAAATTATTAGCGCTGCAAAGCGCTTCGGTATCAAGCACGAAGGACCGATGCCTACTCCGAAGGTGACGGCGGAACCAGCGAGCGCCTTATTGACTACCTGTCCTATTGAAAATTGTTATATCCACTCCCCAAGGTTCACTCAGAACGGCGCTGGCATCGCGATGTGTACCATCGCCATTCCCGGCGACGACGCGCCCGAGTGGATAGAGATAATCCCCGCTGGCAAGTTCTCCGCCGTTGATGGTCGTGGCCCCTTCGAGAATGACAATCCCTTTCGCACCGTCGCCGCCTCAATCGCGAAAATGCCACAGGTCGGGCTGGTCCTTGACTATGATCACTCCACCGATCTAGCTGCCCCCGAGGGCCGGCCTGCGCCTGCGGCTGGTTGGATAAAAGGTTTCAAGGTCGAGGCGGGGGCTATTTTTGCGCGCATCGAGTGGACCAAAGCGGCCGCCGAGGGGCTGAAAGAAAAGCTTTACCGGTACATCTCGCCGGTTTTCGAGCACGACAAAGACGGCAAGGTCGAGCGCATCTTGCGCGCGGCCCTCACCAATAATCCCGCTCTCGTGAGCCTGCCGGCGATAGCCGCTGCGGAGGTTTATTCAACAATGGCCGAAGGTGGCAAGAAAGAAGAGCTATCCGACATCGTCAAACGATTCGAGGCTGCTATGCCTGGCGCCGAGCATCATCAAATCATGAAGCACGTCCTCATGGAGATGGAGCCTGACCCTGATGGCGAGCCCGACGGCGACGAAGGCGACGGACACGCGGAGCCAGACGGTGATGAGCACGCGGCGCAGTACGCCGCGCCCGCACCCAATCCAGGGGCAGATCCCTATGCCAACGAAAGCGCAGACGCGATGGCTGCGAGACAGGCTGATGAAATGGCCCGGTGCGCATCAGACGACGAAAAAGCCGCCTGTACATCTCGCCACGCAGCCGAGAAAGAACGATTCGCTAAACGAGCAGAAATGGCTAGCAAGCCTCCACCGCAGCAAATGACCAAAGAGCCCGAGAAGAAACCAGTGGCTGTGCTTCCAGAATCCATGAAGCGTGAGTTTCTCCGAGTGCCCAAACGAGAAAAGGAAATGACGAAGGCAGAAATTTCAGCACTGGTCGCGCAAGACCCACAAATGATCGAGGCGATGGCCGAAATAAATAATCTGCGGGCAGAAAGGGCAAAGGATGCGGCCATCCAAAAAGTGGATGCAGGCATTCGCGAAGGTCGATTGATACCTTCGTTGCGCGATTGGGGCATCACTCTTTGCACCACAAATCCCGATGCCTTCAAAACCTTCATTGATAAAGCACCCAGAATTATCACGGCCGGCGCTGACGGCAAATTCACGGGGCAAATCGGCGAAGCCCCCGAAAATGCCGTAACTCATCAGGAGTTGATGGTCACTCGAAAGCTGGGAGTTACCGTAGAGCAATTCGCCGCGGCCAAAAAGGCGCGCTCGGTCGAAACCTATCTCGCCGGGGAGGATCAGTAAATGGCGGCACTCACCACATCACGCAACACCCCAGAATGGAACAGCTCTAACCGATTTCATTACGGCGGCGCTGGTGTTGCTGGCGCTGGTGTTCCAGTTGAAGCAGCATCCTCAATCTTCATCGGCGGTATGGTTTGCCTGAACGGCAACTATCGCGCCGTCAAAGCCCAAGCCATAGGCACGGCGCCGCTCGATAAGCTCATGTGCGTCGGTATCTGCGAATCCGTTTACGCAGGCGGCGCCGTTCCTCCTGGTATCAATGCGCTCAATCAAACCGGTAATGGCGGGTTCTTCCCTGGAGCGACCGCAACGCTCGGCACGGCGGGCGCTATCTCTATTATCGTAGCAGTCGGCACATTCGGCATGGATATCGACAGTACGATAACGACACAGATCGGATCTCTGTGCTTTGCCGCAGACGATCATACTGTAAGTCTCGGAACTCTTGTTCCTAACTCCACAGCAGCAGCAATGTCCGCTGCCGCGCCGTTTGAAGTACAACTGTTACCGAATATTACGCCAGGCTCGTTCAACGCTTATCAGAATACAGGCGGAACTGGCACGCACTACGCCGAAGGCGTTGATTTCACAGTTGATTACAACACGGGCTTAGTCGAAGCAGTTGCAGGCGGCGCACTGGCCAATGCAAATGCCGCGTTCTTCGTCTCTTACTACCACAGCACATTTCCGATAGCGGGCCGCATTGTCTCCATCGAGAACGGGCTTGCTTATGTGAACTTCGCAGATAAGGCCGTGGTGCTCTAAAGCACGATGCGTCTCGGAGTAGCTATACCCAGCCATGCACGTGGCAACATAGCAACCTCCGCGTTGCTACATATCAATACGTGTCCGCTGGTCGAAGGCAACTTCGCTTTCTTCGAGTATACCAGCTCCATGCTTACGCTTAGTCACAATAAGTGTTTGTGTTGGGGACTCAATGAATATCGTGCTGGTCGGCTCTCTCATCTCCTGCTTCTGCACTCCGACATCAAACCTCAGCATCCACATTGGATCGAAGTGCTCATCACTGAGATGCAGAACGCAAGGGCGGACGCGCTCGGTTGCTTTATTCCTATTAAGAATCCGCTCGGTCTAACCTCAACAGCAATCGATACAGATGAGTGGTTGCCGCAGCGGTTAACTCTCCGAGAAGCCAAGGCTTTGCCAGTTACGTGGACTGCCAACAATCTATTATTAAATACCGGGCTGCTATTAATTGATCTAGCTGCGATCTCCAATCGTGCAACACACCTTCCGTACTTTATGGTCAATGACCGAATTGAGTACGTGGCGGGCACATTTACCGCCTATCATCAATCCGAAGACTGGAACTTCTCGCGCCAATGTAGTGCCCGAGGGCTTCGGCTTTTCGTTACTCGCGCGGTCGGCGTCGAACATTCGGGCATCAGCATCTACTCCAACAATCCAGCTTGGGGCATCGAGACTGACAACGACTCAGTGCGCGCCTTCGACATCCAAATAACCGACACAACCGGCGCAACGATTCTTTTTCAACCGACAGTGATCGCGAGCGAAGCCAGTGCCAGCTAATAAGCATTGGTACACAAGCAAAGCAATCATCTGCGGCATTGTCGCGGTCGTTGGGGCCGTCGGCGATATGTTTATTAACGGCGGGGCGAATCCAGCCAACATAACAGCACTCATTGGTGCGCTCGGTGCAATATACGGTCGCTACGTAGCGATCACAGAAATCAAAGGAATAGGCACTCCGAGTTAGGGAACTACTGCTATGCAAATTTCGGCTCAAAACCTCACCATTCTATTCACCACGTTTGACCCCATCTTCCAGCAAGGCTACGAGATGGCGCCGTCCGACTATGAGCCCCTAACTACAATAGCGCCCAGCGGCAGTGGTCAACAGATGTATCCTTGGCTGAAGATGACGACTGGCTTTCGTGAATGGATCGGCGACCGCGTGCATCAGGCACTCGAAGCCACAGCCTATACCATCGTCAATAAGACCTGGGAAAATTCCATTGCCATCGAGCGTGAAAAAATCGAAGACGACGAATACGAAGTCTACGGGCCGGCAATCCGTAATCTCGGCTGGGACGCGAAGTTATTTCCGAATCAGCTAATCTTTGGCATGATGAAGGCAGCGAGTTCTAACGCTCCGCAAACCATCGGCCACATCACCGTTCCGGTGCCTATTGGTTACGACGGCCAGAACCTCTACTCCGCCAACCATCCCGTAGGGCTTCTGGGGCAAACCAGCGCAACTGGACCGACAACCCCCGTCTCCAACATCGACTCTGGCGGAAGCGGAGTATATTGGTATCTGGTAGACGCCCATCGCCCTATTCGCTCGTTCATTCTCCAGAAGCGCCGCGAGTTCGCAGTAACTCATATGAACGCCCTGACTGACGAGGCGGTTTATAATCAACGTACCTTTCGCTACGGTGTCGATGGTCGTTACAACGCCGGCGTCGGACTATGGCAGTTGACTTACGCAAGCAATCAGGACCTTACCAATCCAGTCAACTACGGAAAGGCCGTTGCGGCATTAGAAGGGTTTAAGACTGATGCGGGTATTCCGTTCGGCGCGTGGAGCGGGCCGCCCAATACACGATTCTTGGTTGTGCCTCCATCGCTGAGGCAAGTAGCGACACAACTCCTGCATGGCAACTTCGGGGCGGGAACGATAAGCACAATTCCGATGTCCAACATCTATCTGAATGACGCAACATTGATAGTCAGCCCCTGGCTGGCGTAGGTAACGGGTCAGATGGCATATACCTACGGCGACACAACACTTACGTCCACGGCGGCTACCATCATAGCCGCCAACGACCTTGGCAGTCCCCCCGACGGGCGCCATTATCTGATGGTGCAAAATACGGGCACGACCAATCCGATGAACTTAGCGATTGGAAAAACCGCGACTTCAGCCTCGATCTATCTAGGTCCTGGCGATTCGTGGGTCGTGAGGGCCGAAACGGGCGGGTTAGCTCCAGGCGGCTATATCAGCGCCATCAGCGCGAGCGGCACCACGTGCGCTTGGGTGAGTTACTAGAGCCGTGAAGGTTATTAAATTTGCCGTTCTCCTAATGCTTGTTGTCGGCTTGGGCATATATGCTCCAAGTCCTGCGAGTTATGTATACGCTGCAATCGGGCAGTCATCCGGAACTCAACACGGTACAATACTACCGCCAGTAACTCAATATTATCCTATCTACTGGAGCGGCGACTTGGGCACTCTACCCGCAACGGCAGTTGCTCCGCAGAAAGCTCCATGCACTGGCAAGTTCATCAGTCTGATGTGTACGGCCACATTGACCGGAGCCTGCACAACTGGACCGACAGTAAACATCACAAACATCACTGGCTCAACAGTAGGAACAGCGGTAAGTCCAACGACAACAGTAGCAACCGTAGCTAGCTCTGCTGAAACCTTGGCTGTCACGGCGGGCAACATAATTGGCCTTGCTCAGACTGGCACTCCCGGCACTTGTACCGTTCCGAGATATTCTTGTTCGGCGATGCTGAGCTGTCCATAATGGACGAGACGTGGATCTTCGGCCAAATCCTCGCGGAGCTTCAAAAGCAGACCGTGTTGCTACAGAAGCAAACTACCGAATTGGCCGCGAACGGCGCGAAGCTTGATGCGGGGTTCTTGGCGCTGACGCTCCGCGTAACAGCACTCGGAACGAAACTTGACACAATCATAAAGACGCTGACGCCACAACTGGACCACGTCGCGATAAAGTTTGGAGTGGTTCACCACAAGTAAGGAGATGATTTAATGCCTTTCGCTCTACCCGACGATTCACACGTATCCGCAACGATTGAATTCGTAGACGATGCGGTTCCGCCCAATGTGGTTCCCGCGCCGGCTGGCGCCGCAGCGGTTTGGTCCTCGTCCGACGCAACAGTTATCACCGTTGTTCCAGATCCGGCTGACGCGACCGGAATGACCGCGCTCGTCACTTCGACTGGCAAACTCGGAGTCGCGAGCGTCATGCTGCAAGTGACCGTGCCCGGTGATCCGCATTCGCCATATACCGGTGTGGGCGGCGACGTAACTGTCGGCGCTGGCGCTCTTAGCGCAATCGACATGAAGTTCGGGGTTCCGGTCCACAACTAATGAAGTTGAAGTTGCAGACTATTGCTTGGGCAATACGTCATCCTGCCTATGCGTGGTGCTGGTTGCGACACGGCGAACCATACTCAGCAAAGCATCCAAGGAGTAGCCTTTGAAATTTGGCCGCAAACCAGCACGGCATACGCGCTATAGCCGCGTTCGTCAATCCATTCTCGCGAGCCATCTGAGCGCGCTAGGGCCGCCGCCGCCGCAGTCTCCTGATTGGGTGGCAGCAGTAATGCAGCAGTCGCCCCACGGCTGGGGGATGGACGGCAACGATCTGTATGGCTGTTGTGTCTTCAGTGATTGCGCGCATCAAGAAATGCTGCGCACTGCGAATGTCGGTAACATCTCAATTCCCTCCACGGCCGATGTGCTGGCCCTCTACACCGCAGTTTGCGGCTTCGACTCCACCAATCCGAATACCGACACGGGCGCGGACGAGCTAACGGTGATTCAGTATCTAACCGCGAACGGCTGGCTGGGACGTAAGCTCGACGCCTCAGCCAATCTCGATCCTAAGCACATCGACCAAATCAAGTGGGTGATATGTCTATTCGGAGCTTGTCGGCTCGGAGTCAATCTCCCGAACAGCGCGGTTGACCAGTTCAACGCGGGCAAGCCGTGGGACTATATACCCGGTTCGCCGCTCGCGGGCGGACACGATGTCCCGGTCGTTCAGTACGACGGCGCGGGCATGTTCTACATCGTCACTTGGGGCAAACTCCAGCCAATTACTCAAGCGTTCATGACTGCGCACTACGAAGACGGCACGCCCTACATCGAAGAGGCGCATGCAGAGTTAGCCTTCGATTGGGTCAACGCGGTACAAAAGGCGCCAAGCGGAATAAATCTACCCGAGCTTGAGCGCGACCTTACTGCTGTTATCGACACTTCGCCCCCGCCGCCGATTCCACCCCCAGTACCAGGGCCCCCGCCCCCTAAGCCGCCCGCAGTGCGCATTTCTAAGAAAGAGTTGCGGTTCCTCGTGGGTATGGCGATGAAGGCGGACGAGGCGAATAAGTACATGGACGAAGCCGCGATGAAAACGGATATCCAAAATATTCTTGATGCTAATTAATTTCAATATCAAGCGCGCTTGGCGGAAGCGTTTAACTCTTGGCCTGCACTATTGGGTTATTGCATTTAACGATGGCAGCGAGTGGGTGGTACGCAAGGATGGTCGGATTGTGCCGTTGTCAAGAGTACGAATGGATTAGCGGATCGTGGACGGTGACGGTATAAGTGATGGGATACGCTACTACAAACGACATGGCCTTGCGCTACCCCAATCGCGATCTGGTCCAGTTGACCAACGAGGACCCGACCGTCACCACCATCAATGCTACTTATCTCCAGACCTTCCTTGACGACGCTTCGGATGAGATCGATTCCTACATCGAAGCTCGCTTCGCGCTCCCGCTAATAAACCCCCCGTCGATCTTGACTCGCGTGTGCTGCGAGATTGCGATGTTTCACTTGCAAGCTTTGCGGCCAATCCACGACCTCGAATACGCCAAGCTAATTTACGAGAAGAATTGCAAGTTCCTCGACGAAGTGAGCGAAGGGCAACTAACCCTCGGACTCAATACAGCAACAGGCACAGAACCGGCAGATCCGTCAGTGCCAGCAGTTGTAATGGACGTGAATTTCGGCGGCGACCCATGTTTGCCGCAGCGCATTTTTAGACGCAGCACGATGAAGGGTTTCTAACTATCAATGATACGACGCCACACGCTAATAGCATTAGGCATCGCGTTCTCGTTTGCGACAGCGGCAAACGCTGCGAATATCTCAGGTTTTGGCGGCGCCAGCGACACTCACAATGATCACGGCACGATTGGAATAGCGGGAGGGTTCGGCGATCATGAGACGTTGAACATCACACTTTCCTATCAGGATAGCGACGACCCGCGCGATGGCATCGTTTGTGTATTTACCAACCCAAATGATTTGCACTTCGGCCTAGGAAATCCCAAAACACTGACACTAACGGTAAGTTCGGGCGACCGCTGTTATCGCGCGACGGAACCGGAACATTCCGTGAACAACGTCGGCGGATCAATCAGCTTCAATTACTATTCGGCGAGTATCGTGCCGACGCGGCCTAACCCTTTCGTAGGGACAGCGGTCGATCTTAATGACGGCGATGGTCATTGGATTGTGGGCCAGACGGTTGTAGGTACTATAGGACAATAAACGTGGCGGCGTTTCTAGATAGTCCTTGGACCGGACAAACATTCAACCCGCCCACAGATCTGGGTATCGCAACCATCGAGGCGGCGATAGTTCGACAGCTACAGACTTATCTCGGCGCTGCGCTCGGCCCACAGATGATAGAAGTTACACACTTCCCCGACAAGCCCGAGGCTTACGAAATGCGCCATCGCATCGGAGTAGCGATGGTTATTTTCATGGGCTCAGACTTTGGCGTCATCGAAGATATCGGCCATGTCGCACAGGAACGTACACTAGAATTTGCTGTTGGCCTCCGCATACGCGATTTAGGCTGGGCATTCGGCGGACCGCCGAGCGGCACGAGTCCAGGGGCTTACCAAATAATTGAAGCTGTGCGCCTTGCTCTGCTGGGCTTTCAAGCCAACACAGGCTGCACACCCATGAAAGCAATTCGCGAACGCTTCATCGACCGCGATAAGCAAGGTGGTGTCTGGGTCTACGAGTCAACCTTCAGTACTCGCACTGTTGTTATTGAGAACTTCCAAACGCCGACGTTCCCTCCTTTCGTGCAAGGCAAGGTATTAGAGGAATCTGCATTGCGAGTTACCGCGACGAAAATAGGTGTGGAGTTGCTGACCTTCGCGTCGGACACGATTGCACTGCCGCAAGGCAATATCACAGACCTCATAATCAAGAATCAAGCGTTGACCACCACCTATCTCGCGCAAACCGACTACTTACTCGACAACGTCAACGGAATAATCACGCGAGTAAACGGAGGCGGGATTGCGAGTGGAGCAACAGTGGCGGTCAGCTATACGTATTCGGATATCGTGACCGCACTGGCGAGTGGTGGCAACGTACCGTTTTATCCAAACAACTAAGGGAACTATGGCAAACCGACTAACCGCAATACTCACTCTGATTCTTCTAACCGGCTGTGTAAGCGCAAGTACTTCGGCTCCCGCGTACGCCCAGCATCATTACTATCACCACCCAGCCCCGCATCATGCCAAGTGTATCCAGAATAAATGGTGTGCTGACGAATCTGGCCAATATCACGATTCATACTGGTGGGCGGATAATCGTCCGAGTGAAGCCAAGCGACATTTCCCCCGATGGAAAGACGACCGCGATTCCAAGCATCGGGGCAATGAACGCGAGCCGGGAAACGTACATCCGGAATAATTAAATATGGCGCTGCGAATGACGAGCACTTTCGACTTATCTGAGCTTAGGGTTGTGCCAACCCAAGAAATAGTACTCGCTCTGATGGCTGGTGAACTGATCGCAGCGATCCGCTCTGAGACTGGATGGCGGCCAATTAATGAAGTCAAGAAAGTATGCGCCCTTCTTAAAGCACAGGGTTACAGATTGAAGCTCGACGAACAAATCGGCGCCTACTCTGCGGAGCGCGTAAGTTAACATGAAATTCCCTTGGATGTGTGAGTGCGTACACTCAATGGACGAACATCGGGCGGGCTCGCCAAGAAGGACCGTGTGGCAAACGTTCCTTGCCGGCGATGAAACTAATTATCCATTAGGCGCATGCACCGTCACTTACTGCCCCTGTAAGAACTTTCAGATGTTGATACTAGACCCGCAAGAGTCGGAACAATTTCGCGCGGAAGGCGGTGCAGCCAACCCAAGTTATTTGCTAGCACGCTATGTCGCGAAGCGGGCGGGCTTGAACATCAAGTATATGCACGGCGATCCAATCATCTCAGGCGTCGAATCAGAACGAGAAGATAAACGACCTTCTTGCGGCTGGCCGATTACCGAGCACTCACAAGGCGCATCGTCTACGCGGCAGTGCGGATCGGAAGATCGAGTCTACAGCGTGAAGGGGCGAGGACGTTTCACTGACAGACCGCGCGAGACGCCAATTTGCGCGAAGCACCTTAACGAAGCCTGGAAAAAGTGGAATGTAGATTCCGCCGTACCGCTCGATACCAAAGGCAAAGAATAAATGAGTCTTGATATTCATCGTAACGGCCAACTAGCACCTCGCGCTGTTATGATTGCCGTCTCTCGCCAGCCTCGCGAAGACTTAAATAACAGTTGGAAGCGTTTCACTCTGCATGCTGTTCACGTGCCGCTAGCTGACCCGCCGACAGCCGACATGCAGATCAACGTCTCATATCCGCGCTTGGCGGGCATGCCTGGTGTTGGCGGTACTTTGACGTTGACCGTACCGAACCTTGATGTTGCGAGAGTGCTAGCCACGGACCTTCTCAAGATGTTGGCGCAAGAAGGGCCAGAGATAATTCAAATCAAACCATGAGCGCAGAAACACAAATCGTCTACAGCTCAAGCGGCGACTTCTACGCCGTCATCGGCGTGCGCGAATGCGGTATCTGGCTGAGCATCGCGAAGCATCCCCTGCCCGTGCCGCCTGAATGGCATCGACCTGGCGTGGCGATGGCCTGCCTCATTCGCGGCCGAGACTATTACCGCGTTTGTACGGTTACGCCGCAAAACGGCACACAGCCTAAATTCATCAGCGCGGACGATGAGTTAGTCAAAGATTATCGCGAAGCAGCGTGGTGGACGCCGTCATTAGAAGAAGCGTGGACAGAGATTCAAGGACTCAACGAAGCGCTCTGCGAGGCCACCAAACTTCGCGTTGATGCTTTTCATACTCCGAGAAGTGGCCCTGCGGCGCCGCAGAACGCGCCACAAAAGGGGGCGAGCACTCGTGGATGAACTAAAGCCCGACGAAGAGAAAGAGCCCGAAGGCAAGCGGCTCGTTACGATCCTCTACTCGCAGAGCCGCGATCTATATTGCGTACCGTCGATGAATAAAGACTTCTGGTTGAGCGTTGCCGTCCACGCTTTGCCATTACCACCTTATTCGCCAGATACACTCTATCTCGGGCCAGTCGCTAACGCCAACGGTATGGGCTACCGCAAAGCGTACTCGGCTTCGTGGCGCGCAATCATTCCCGGCACTCAGACGACCGTCCCCGAAGACGACCCGCTTGTGCTTGACTATGCCGCATTCTTTCGGACGGCGCATGCGATTACAGTTCGATGAACACCGACTTCCTAATGGGCATCGGCGTTGGCATCATGCTCGTCGCTATCAGTATTGGCTACGCGCTGTGCTACGCGATTGAAGTGTGGAAGCAGAGACGGCGACAAAAGAAGCGGGCGAACGTATTGCCCATGCGCAAGCGAATGGTGGGAACGAGGCCCTGGCGCGCATGACTTGTCCGTGGTGTGCGGCTGCGATGCGCAAAAGCAGCGGAGGCAAGCACATTTGCGAGCGCTGCGGGTACATACACTCCTGCTGCGACTAAGTCGATGACCATGACGATGTCCAGAGAAGACCGCTTCGTCCTCATTCTCGCGGAGGTGGAGAGTACCAACAACCCTTACGCATGGGGCGATCACGGCTGCGCCTGCGGACGCTGGCAACAACACCCTTCATTCTATTTGAGCTGGGGGCCGACTGTTGGTGATTTTGTTTGCTTAGTGTACGGCACTGACTCAAATGTCGATCCTAGTACGTTAATCCATGACGATAAGTATCTGGAATTAACGTGGGATAAAGCTTACGAGATTGCTGTGCGCAAGTTTGTCCGCGCTTACTTAGTAAGGCATCCTGCAGTCACAGATATCGCTATCGCTATGGATTACCACCTTCACGGCCAGATTCGCGGGACTGGTTGGGATATACCCTATGCGGCGCGCTGGACAGAGATTGAGGCAAAAACTACCGCCATAGAGGAGATGTAAAGAGCATGGCCTTGATACCCTGCCTGATTGGTCTAATCATCATCGCAATTGTCTTGGCAATCGTCTTCTACATTATTCAGGTGGCGTTTAGCTCCATGCTGGTTTTGCCGCCGCAGGTGTGGGTGCTGATTAAGCTGCTGGTCGGGTTACTCGTGTTGTTATGGTTTTTGAATTGCACTGGCATACTCGCGGGATTTGGTGGAGCACCTGGACACGGATACGGCTGGCGGTATTAGCAATGAAAAACAAGCTGAGACTTAGCGATATCGTTATCGCGCTGGAGGCAGGTTATCCGAACGCTCATCCGAGCAGACTGTCACGGGCGGCGACGAGTATTTATCAAATCCTAACTCACTCAAAGGTTAGCTCTGCGCTTGTAGATATTATTCTTAAACCCGCTGCAGCACTTCGATACGGCATGGATGACGATTAATAGCCGAGGTCGATGCGATTTCCCTTATGACCATTGCAGGGCGGACAGAGAAGCTGAATGTTGTGCGGCCAGTTGCTAGTCCCTGGCTGACTGAGCGGAATCTTGTGGTCGATATCGTACTCAGCTTCAAGCGACTCGTCGCACGCTGGATTAGCGCAAAAACCGCCTTGTTCCACGAAGATGCGTTGGATATCTGTGACCGTGAAATGCCCTTCGGCGATTCGCATACGAAGGCGATGAGCGCTGGAGTGTTGTTGGTATTCTTCTGGATGCTCTGCTTTCCATTTCAAATACCATTCACGACCATGAGCAGCGCGCCAGCGGCGACAGGCTTCTCTGGCTTTTTCGATATTGGCCAAATGCCAAAGACGGGCGCGTTCTTTCACGTCTTCCTTGTTATTCAAATAATGCTTGTGGCTGCGCTCTTTAGCGGCAGCTTTCATCCCTTCGGGATCGGCGGCAACTCGACGGGCGTGCCGAGCGCGTTCCGCTTCCGCGTACTCTTCAGGATGCTTAGCGCGCCATTCGCGCTGGTACGAGGCGGCATAGGCACGAGCCGCGTTAAGGTGCTCAGCACGCCATTGCGCGCTGTAGCAGCGCTTGCAGAGACCTTTAGCGACGATGGGTTTCTCTTGATGGCAGGCAGCGCATGTGTTCATTCTACCGACAGTCTTGCACGGTATCGACGCGCCGTCAAGCACTTAGTCAATGGGAGTACATACTAATGCCTGCTAGTTTCCTTCATGGCGTAGAGACATTTGAATTCGCGATAGGTCCAACGCCGATAACCGTCGTTAACAGCGCAGTCATCGGGCTAGTCGGCTCTGCTCCGCTCTTCGCCGTCCCCGGTGCGATACCACTTTGGGATCTTTCGTGGTTAGTGCAAGCCGCCGCCGCATGGAGTCCCAACACCGCGCAAGTAGTCGGCAATCTTCTCCTCGACTCAAACGGCAACACTCAGAAATGTACCACCCCTGGCACCACGAACGGCGCAACGCCAGCCTGGGGCCGCACGATCGGTTCTACTGTTAGTGACGGTTCTGTAGTCTGGACTCTCTCGGCAATCGGCGCGGCGGCTGGTCAGCAGTGCATTGACGCGAATGGCAATATTCAGACCGCGACCGGAATCGTGCTACCAGTCTGGGTACTCGGCACATCATACGTTGTTGGCTATTTAGTCTTAGATTCGAATGGAAATACCCAGCGCTGCACGACTGCTGGCACCTCGGGCGGTGCACCTCCAGTTTGGGCAACCACACTCGGCACAGCCTCGCCTACCGACAATGGAGTCATCTGGACGCTAGTCGCGATAGGCAAGGCGGCCATAACGAGCGCCACAGCCGCGCCAAGCTGGGCAACTACTGTCGGCGCCACCACAGCGGACACGATTGCGACGGCTACCGGAACGGTTACCTGGACCTTAACCGCGAAAGGACCAATCGCGAACCTTCAAACGCCAATGCTCGTCGCCGGCTCGAATCCGAACTCCTTAGCACCCGGCCAATCCGGCACCTTCGGCCCGATGATTCAGGGTTTCACGATTCCCTATGCGCTTAATCAAGTCTTTGCACAGGGCGCAGGGCAAGTGATCGCGGTCAATGTCTTCGACCAAACCAAACATTTTTCAACGCTTACGGCTGTGTCTTATACCTTCCCGGCCTCGGGCTCTCAAGCGATCAACGTCGGCCACATGGGGCTGTCCACGATCAAGATTACAAATAGTGCGGTCTCTACTACCTATGTTGAAGGTGCGGATTTTACCGTCGATAGAGTTAACGGAATTGTCAAAGCTATTGGTGGCGGGCTGCTTGTGGCAGGCCAAACAATCAAAATCACATGCAATTACACCGATCCAAGTAAGCTGGTGGACTCTGACCTCGTCGGCTCCGTCGCCAGCAACGTCTACACAGGAATGCAGGCGTGGAAGCTCAGCTACAATCTGATGGGTTTCTTCCCGAAACTCCTAATTGCCCCGAGTTTCGGAACCTATATCCCGACTGGACAAACCGTAGGGTCTCAAGATGCAACCGTATCCGCTGGAATGGCAACTGTCGCTTTTGCAATGCGCGCAATGTACTTCGTCGATTGCCCACCCCTTACAGCACCAGCCACGTTGCTCAGTAATCGCGGGGCCTCTGGCAATTCGTTTAATACCAGCGACAAGCGCGCGATCCTCTGCGGCCCACAAGAACTATTTCTCGACAGCGGCGTCGTACCGAACAGCATAGGCATCGACCCAATCAGCGGCAATGCAGTAGCGACCATCGCGAACGTAACGCACAGCGGACCTTTCAGCCCTTGGGTAGCTGGCGCGACCTCTGCAAAAGACCTCGCACAAGGCTACTGGTGGTCGCCGTCGAACACGCAGATATTCGGCATGCTCGGACCAGACACGAACATTTACGCGAGCTTCATCGACGCGGCCAGCGATACCAACGTGCTTAACTCACAGGGCATCGTGACAGCGTTCCAAGCCTTCGGCACCGGTCTGCGCGTGTGGGGCAATCGCAGCGCGGGCTTCCCATCCAACACCACGCCTGACGTATTTATCCCGATTCGCCGCACTATGGATGTCATCGAACAGAGCGTGATGCTGTCGATGATGCAATTTTTGGATCAGCCGATTAGTAACTCCCTCATCACCACCATTCTTGCCAGCGCCAATAGCTTTCTGCGTACCTTAATTGGACGCGGAGCGCTGGTCGCTGGTACTGCTACATATAATCCCGCCGAAAATCCCCCTTCCGAAACCGCGGCCGGCCATTTGGTTTTCGATATAGACTGTATGCCGCCACCCCCCGCTGAACGGCTCACCTTCAACGTCTTTATTGACCAGAACCTGCTGGCGCAATTAACTGGGGCGGCTACTACCGCAGCACAGTAAAAGGAGAAACGGTCGTGGCCCTGATTAATGTCTCGTCGGTCCACAACGCGAATATTTACCTTGATGGCACTTCCCTGTTAGGTCGCGCCGAAGAAGTAGAACTCGCGTGGCCCAAAGCCAAGACTATCGACCACAAGGGGCTCGGCATGGCTGGCACTGCCGAGATACCCGTAGGTATCGACAAGCTCGAAGCGAAGATCAAATGGATCTCGATATACGGTGAAGTGCTCAATTCCATGAGTATCTTCGACTCGCATCAATTTCAAATTCGCGCATCCAAAGAAGTATACACTTCACAAGGACGCACACAGGAAGTGCCATTCATTGGTCTGATGACGGCGCAGTTCAAAGACGGCGGGCCGCTCAATTTCAAGCAACACGAGAACGTCGATTTCCCGAGTACTCTAATTGTGTACCACTGCGAATACATCATAGCTGGCGTCCAACATCTCCTGTACGACGTGTTTGCTAACATCTATACCGTTGCGGGGACAGACCGCTTATTCGGTTTTAAAGCGAATGTCGGCGCGATCTAGAACAACATCATGAAACGCAGAGCACCAGATCAAGTAAAAACCATCACGCTCAGTGACGGCACAGTCGCCACCATTCATCGCCCTCGCGGCGGCCACCTGATTCGAGCGGAAGATATCGCGACCACCACGAACAGATTCAAGTACGTATGCGCCATGCTCGCGCAAATAACCGAGCTGGATGGCGAGCCCTGCGTGATGGAAGACATCGAAGAGCTGTGGTCGTTGGACATCGACAAGCTCTCTAAGGAGGCGACAGCGGAAGAAGGTTTTTTGCCCTTGACCGAACAGCCTTCGCCCTCCTCATTGAATGGGGTTTCCACTATTCCGAACTCTACGAAATGACGACCAGTGAGCTTAAATCGTGGTTCGAGACGATCAGCAAGATTCATCAGGTGAGAGCGGAGCACCTACGCAAGAGCAGTTGAGAGAAGAACCGTGGCCGGGATTTAGTGGAGCCATTGAGGCGTTCAAGGCCAGAATGCAGGAAATCTTAACGCGATCAGGGCAACAGTAAGCAACAACCTATGAACAAGCCCCCAAGAACTACAACAATCGCCCCGAGCGTTGCCAACGTTTTAATCGCCTGCCAAAACGTAAGAGTGGGGTGTAACTCTCCGCAGTGCGGACACGTTAACGACATGCCGCCAACTTGCCCGCCGCAGGTTTTGCATTTTTCAAGTTTCATTATAGCTGCACGATAACACATATCCGCGTGTTTGTCTAATGGAACTCCCGTTCGCAGTAGTATTTAAAGCAATCGACAGCCTTAGCGGCACTGTCGATAATATCGGCAAACGCTTTAATACGCTGACCGAGCGAGTCAAGGGAACCGGCGAAGCTTTAATCAACGCGGGTGAGAGACTGGCGCTGGCAAGCGGACTCGCCTCAGAAGGGATTTCGCAACTCCGTGAACTGGGAGCAAGCATCACGGAACCCGCCATCGATATGGAGCATGCGATGGCGACCATGGCTGCAACTACTAGACTCGCAGGCGAGCAACTTACCAAGCTAAAAGAAGCTGCAATAGCATTTTCAGATACACATCCAGGCACTACAGCGGAAGAATGGATCGCGGGCTTTACTCGTTTCCAGGGAGTTTACCATGATACGGCCAAAGCTATGCAAGCGGAGGACATCGCGGCAGAGCTAGGCCGATTAGGGATCGCGACCGACGCTGTTACCAATCTCATGCAAGTCTCCTGGTCTAATCAACGTACTGATGCAAAGACTACGGGCGACGAAATTGCTAAAGCAGTTGAAGTCTACGCTATTGCACCAGACAAAGTCGGCCAATTTTCTATGGCCGTGGCCAAGCTAGGGGCAAGCGCAGCACTATCTAATTCTCCGCTCTCGGAAACTATTGCGTTGACTGGTGAAGCATCGCGACTGATGGGGGGCGGGCGTGGCACGATGATGCTCAATGCCATGATTCCTCAACTCATCAAGGCATCGGAACAGGGCAAAGTAGCTCTTGATTTCACGCACGGTTTGTTCTCCGCACTTAAACAGTTAAAAGATCAAATTGGTGGCAACGTAATCCTCCCCGAAAACTTCTACCATCTGTCTGCTAAAAAGCAAGACGAGATGCTGCAACAACTGAGCGGAGACGAAATTCAACGAGCAGCAGCTCTAGGCATTAGCAACCCCGTGGCAATGGTTAACCTGCTCGCTCATTACGACGAGATGGTTAAATCTCAAGGGCAAGTTGCTGATTCGTCAGGCACGTTGCAAAAGAAATATACTACTGCCACAGACAACATGAAGGACGCCACCACGAAGCTTCACCAAGCGTGGAGCAACTTCGGCGATGCTCTGACAACCCCAGCCCTTCCTACGGAAACCTACTTAACCGATGAACTCACCAAAGCGATAACACGCCTTACGGGCGCTACCGAGCACCATTCAATAGTAGCTGGCCTTGCTACTGGTAGTATCCAACTCTTGGGGTCCGGCCTGTATCGCGCCATGCAAGCCATGAACGCTCTTGGCGCTACCATGATTCTCGGTGGGGAAGCAATAAAGCTCACCGGCAAAATCATCGAGTGGATGAGAACCGCCGAAGTTATCACCACCGGGGCTACGGAGGGCCTGACAGTAGCCACCGAGGGATTTAGCGCCGCGCTCCTTACTATCGCTTGGCCAGTCGCTATCATTGCGGGAATCGTAGTTGCCTCGTATGAAATCTACGAACACTGGGCTGATATTAAATCTCTCTGGGCAAGCATCAAAGCTCCCGACGCTGCGGGTGGCACATCTTCGCTTGCCATCGTAGAAACTCACAATGCACTATCTTTTTTGGGCACAGCAGTAGAAGGCATCACAAAATCAATACGTTACGTAATTCTTGATTTCATCCCAGAGATGTATCATTTCGGCGGGCGGATAATAACAGAGTTGGGACGCGGAATCCTTCACGCCGTCGAATTCAATCTCTCCGATGTTCTCAAGGCGGTAGGGAAGAAGATCATGGGCTTCTTCCCGCACTCGCCAGTAAAGGAAGGACCACTACAAGACCTTGAGAATATAACAATTGTCGAGACTATCGCTGAGGCGATTCTGCGTTCGTCTTCGCTGCTAGGTAACGCTCTATCAAAAACGCTTGGTGGATCTATGCACCAAGCTTGGCAATCAATCAAATCCTTTGCGGGGGTTGGTGCCGACAGAATTCTCCACGGTCTGATGGGCACCGAAAGCAGCTACGGCAAGATGCTAACTAACCCTGCGAGTAGCGCCATCGGCCCCTTTCAGATGACTCGCGGCTTCCGCCAGACCTGGGGTGTGACACCTGAGCAAGCGATGTCGATGGGGACGAGCACCGATGTCGCCAACAGGGTAATTTTTGGCAAGTACATGCCCGAGTTCGGTGGAGACATCAATAAAGCGCTTTCTGCTTGGCATCAGGGCGAAGGCTGGGTCCGCAGCCACGGCGTTGATAGCGACTACGTCAACAGCGTCATGCGTCACACGCCAGCGAGCGCTGCGGGCAGTGCTGGCGTCACTATCAATCTCCACTACGCTCCGACCATTCACGGCGCCACCCCCGAGGATCTTAATAAACACGCGGATCACATTGTTAGAATCGTTAAGAACAAGTTAGGCCGAGAGGCGCGGTTGCGTTATGACTGATATTGGATACGCGGAAGGAGCGCCCTACCTATCACTGGACCACAATCCAATGATGGCCAACGACGCGCTTCTACCCTCGCAATTTTACGACATTGTGTTGCGGTCGCACGAACCTACGCCTGAACACAAACTGATGGCCGCGCTGTTGGAAGACGCTTTGCGATGCTGGATCGGCAAGGGAACGTGGACAGTCGCGCATCGAGTCCGACTACAAGTCGAAGCCAATAAGTGGCTATTCGGCAACTACGAATCCCCGTTCAGCTTAGAACAAGTATGCGACTACTTATGTCATGCTGACGGTAGTTCACTGGAACCTAATTGGATTCGCACGGAGCTTCGCAAGCTGCCTCAAGATGGCATATCTGGGCTAAGCCAATTCAACATCGTGCGGCACGCGTCCGACATACGTCGCTCTATTACCGAGAATCGACGAAGACGACGTAACAACCATTGCGTTAGATCGAATAGGCTCTAAGTATCAATGTCCACTTTTGCCATCTTAGGCGAGATTGTATTTGAGGTGCTTACTTCGCCCGAGTCGTTCCGCTCAATGACGGATTACCACTACGCCGAGCATAAGGTTGTTGAGGCGCGGCCCCGCTTACAGTGGATGGCGCTTGAGTTACAGAAAATATCGCTTGAGCTGGGCTTTCACATCAAGTTCACGAATCCCGCAACACAGATGAACCGCCTCCGCAAAGCGGCAGAAGATCATCAAGCTCGGGCGCTCGTGTTCGGCAACGGAGTGCATCGCGGCTATTTCGTGATCGAGAGCATCGAAGAAACGCATCAGCAACTTGCGGGCGACGGCAGCTTTATCGCGATATCGGCAAAGATTGAATTGGCCGAATGGGTGCAAGGAGCGGAGTTCGACCCGCTAGCACCGCCGCGCCGCGCTACACCGCCGCCAGGAATTGTGCGAACCACAGGCACGGGCGCAAACCTCACGACCGTTACTCACGTCGGCAACGTCACAACCACGACTGTAGGTAGTCCAACTGTCTACAATCCTAATCTACCAATAGGGCCGCACAACCTTGCACCAGCGAATGTTATCACTGGACTCAACAACGCAGGCGTGACGGCAGGCGTTATGTATAGCCCCACACCGTATTCACGACCGGGCGTTAGTGCGTTGGTAGGCAGCGGTCCAACGGCGGCACCACCGGGGAATATCGGCAACGTTTCTACCGCGACAATCACGAGGGCAGGGTGAAACTCAATACTGAGTACGATCAAGCTTGGTGGGCTAACACGATAAGCCACGGGTTTCTAGCGATGGTTTGGCTTGTCATGGTCATTGTATTCCTGCTGACTGGCTGCATTAACGCTTCAATGCTCTGCCCAGACAAGGTAAGCAACGTTTCCTATAAAGGACTCGGGCTATTCGGCACAACCACGGTGACGTGCGCTGAAATACCTGGAGGCGGCAATACCGTGCTCGTGAGCGGCATGGACTTGATGGCGCTCGCAGCGATGATAGCGCCTATGGTTGCGGCTAAAATACCACCGCCTAAAGTTTACGTCGAACCAGCCCCGAGCAGTGAAGCGGTGCCACAATCAGAGCCTTCGCCAGACACGAACTTATAACTTCTAAATGGGCAAACATCGCAAGCATAAATCCGACCTCGCGAAAGCGCTGATGGATAAACCGCCGAGAATCGACATAGACACCGTCAACGTGATTACTCGGATGCTCGACAAAGACATCCTGACCTACCCCGCTGATTCAAAAGAATCAATCTGCCTGATGAAGTTCATGCAGCGGTTAAGCGGAGATGAAATGCCAGAATCTAAAGATCGAATGACGCGAGTGCCTATTCCCAAGGTACCGCCGACACTCGAAGCGCGCGCGGTGGCGTTAATGACCGACCAGCAGCACAGTTTTGCGTATGTTACCATTCCCAGTGCTTATCCAGGGACGCCGCCACTATTTCGGCTCTCGACTGGCGACCTTTATGTGGCTGGTCCAAGCGGCGGCGGCGGCGACACGAACAATCCAAATAGCCCATCACTCCTTGTCCCTGGACATCCCGAAATTCAAGATGGGTACGTTAAGGCGGCTATACCGATGGTCGAAGCTAAGGACGTGATACTGCTGTGAGTGAGCCTTGTTTTCGATTCAGCCCGGACCCGAAGAATCCCAAGCAATGTTTGCGATGCGGCCTAGAACATGAGCCGAAGAAGGAATGGGATCTCGCGACTCTCGTAGAAGCTGGTATCGATTTAACTGTGCTATTTCGCCCCCATTATCTTGGCAGCGATAGCTAGGCGTGGTTTGGAGGCTGGCAAAGTGACTAAAGACATGACCCTGAAATAATGGCGAACGGCGCCTTTATCACTCACATCAGACTGAGTAGCCACGCATCCCGTTGGCTAGATGGACGCGCGCCTGCTATACTAACAGTTATGCCATCAGGACGAGCCCCTAAAAACCCGTCGCTATGCTGCTCAAGTTGGCGAGAATGCCGACGTAACGGCCATGATGCCGCAAAGGCATATGATGCTGACCACTCGCGCCGTTCTCGCGCAAGAATAAAGAGCCTCAGACCACACACGGTTTCAATTCAACAAGATTGGGAAGTTGATTGGACTAAAACTCGCGTCGTTGAAGGTGCTGACAAGCACAAGCATCACCAAGTTCAAGTAT